CAGTAGTAGATTGTTTCGCTCTACCGCCACCAGCCAACTTAGTTGTGCCAGTCATTGCGTAGCGCTTGTGCTGATTGGTAAGTTTAGATGTTGCCTGATTAGAGGTTTTTCCGCCTGTATTCATTCCCATGCCTACAGCCTCTCTTCTCAGACGAGTCATCTCTTCACGCGCATTACGCTCACGAGAGCCAACACGAGACTCTTGGCTTCGCTTATCCATTCGCTCAGCCCTGTCTTTAGGGCGGCGAGCCTCTACTCTACGCATTTCATCAGCAGCATTATCCTGCACACCAATTACACGAGCCTCCTCGCTGCGAAGGTTTCTTCCTCCGCTACGCATCTTCTTGGTTGTCATTCCGCCGCCACGAAGCTTCTTAACTGGGCCAGCTTTCTTAGCTGCTCCTCCGCTTCTCTTCTTTACGGGGCCAGCTTTTTTAGCTGCCGTCCCGCCGCCACGCATGATTCTTTTCTTAACTGGGCCTGCCTTCTTTGATCCGCGCATCTTTCAATCTCCTGTAATAGTCTTTTCGGATTTCATACATTTCAGATACATCGTAAGTCTTGAAGTACCTGTCATAGTAATTGCGACCAACTAATTTGTCAGACGCTTCCTGTAACTTAGATAATCTCTGCACAAATATAAGTGCATACTCTGTGTCGCTGATTCCTTCAAAAGTCCCATCATCAATCAGCTCGTTAGAGTCCTGATAAGGATGGAAACCCATTACCCAAAAATCCTGATCTTCAAAAAATTTTTCAGAAATACACTCGTTTATATCATCGAGGTACTTATGAAACTCATCCTCTACTTCAATAAATGAGGTATCTGCCACAATCACCAGCTCTTTGGTGTCATCCCAGTTTAGGATTGCATCAAAGACTACAGAGTAATCATCGGTCTCTTTAAAAACTACATCTACCTTATCATCTTTCCATGCCGCCTTTGCATAGGGACAGGCAGGTAAATTATTAAATTCTGAGTTAGGGATTTCTAAGGCGTGTTTTGACCACTGCCTTATCTCTTTTTTTATCCCTTCGTGAACCCTATCCATTGTCCTTGTTAGGGTTCCAGTGTGGTCTTTTAAGAGTTACGGCAATGCCATCATTGATGCTTTTTGAGTATTCTTTGAGCCACTCATCAGTTGTTTGGCTGCGAACACGCTCAGTCTCATCGATAGATTCCATGCTTCTGCGAAAGTCTTTGAACCAGCCCTTGTAGTCTAAGTCACTCATTGACAGACTCCTTTAGGTTCCTTTTAAAAGACGGATCATGGTACACGTTGTGTAGTGTAGCCAGTGTATTTCCCAAGTTTAAAGCTGCCTGAGAGCATTTCATTGCCTCGTTAGGCTCTTCTACCGCCGCGTCATGGGTAAGGCAGAAAATTGCTCTTATTATTTCTTTTTCCGTAGTCGGAAAATCTACATACTTAGTCTCGTTCAAACTGATGTTACGGTTTTCTTGCTTCATAGGGTTCTAACTCCTGTGATTAATAATAACTTTCGGTTTTTGGCATGTGTACTTCTTCTGGCTCATCAGAGCTAAGGCTTAAAAAACCGCCCTGTCTGAATCTTAATAGCGCCTGAGTAGATGAGTCTACCAGATCATCATGCTCTCCTGATGGAAAAGCAGCAAATTCTGCAATAACCTCTTCGGCAAAGCGGGTCTCAGGACACCAAACCACGCCTGATGCGAACAAGTCAGCAACAGCGTTAACCCTTGCTATCTTGTCATTGCCTCTAGTCGGGGTGTATTCAGAAACGGGTATGCCCATTGCTCGCAGCTCAAAAATGAGCGGTGTGCCAGCGGCCTTGGCCTCAACGACAAAAGCGTCCGGCTTCATGTCCATATACATCTCATAGGCCACTTTCTTTAGCTCTGGGAACTCAAGACGTTCCTTGTAGGCATCAAGAAGAATGATATTAGGCTGGGTTAGCCCTTCATCGTTGGGGCTGTAGAATACTCCCCATGTGGTGCAGGCTGAGTAGTCGGCCCTTTGGGTCTTGAGAAAGGCTGTGTCCCATGACTGAATAACAAATTCACATGGCGGCGGGTCATCCTGTTTCCAGATTCTCCACCACTCTTTCTTAACCAGCGCCCCCTCTTGTGCTGTAGGGCTTTGCTGATACTGAGAGTTCCACTTGCTTGAGGGTAGTTCGCTTCTTAGCGCCTCAAGTTCTTTTAAGCTCCAGAACTCAGGCCACAGTGGATTGCCTGACGGCATTATCGCCGGAAACTCTATTACCTCCCACTCGTCAACGCCTTCGCGCTGGGTTGAGGCTTTAACAATTTTGCCTGTTAAGTCGCGCATGTGCCATCGTGTCATAACGATAACAATAGCCCCTCCGGGCTGTAAGCGCTGGCGTGGGCCGGATGTGTACCAGTCGTAGGTTTTGTCGAACACAGAGGGGTCTATGCTCTGTCCTTCTTGCTCACTATGAGGGTCATCAATGATAAGCAAGTCTGCACCTTTACCAGTAACAGCACCACCAACTCCGATAGCGAAATACTCACCACCTGAATTGGTACTCCATCGCCCAGCAGCTTTAGAGTCGGCCCGTAAAGCAAGCTTTGGAAATACCTTCTTAAAATCGTCATCATCGACAAGGTTACGAACCTTTCTGCCGAATCCTACCGATAACTCAGCGGTGTGCGCCGTCTGGATTATCTTCTTTTCTGGATATTGCCCTAAGTACCACGCTGGCAATAAGAAAGAGGCGAACTCACTCTTTGTGTGTCTAGGCGGCATATTGACTATTAGGCGCTTTAAATCGCCTCTGGCTATACGCTCAAAGGCATCAGCCATGATCTTGTGATGCCGCCCCTCTATAAAAGCAGGCCACATGTACTTAACGAAATCCATGAAGTTCTCACGAGCGCCTTCACGTTTCTCGGCCTCTTCCAGAGAGTTCAGTAAATCAAGTATCTCTTTCTTCTTTGCTTCAGGAAGATTTTGAACCGTGGCTAAAAGCGCAGGATCAATCTTTACTGGCATAAGTCCGGCTCACTGTTTTTTGCAAATTCAAGAAAACTCAACATCGGCCTGAGCTGATTATATTTTATCTTGCCAGCTCCAGTTCTTTCAACGAACCCTTGACTGTCTTTTTCGCCCTTGCTTACTATATCCGCAGAATTCCAAAACTCTTGTTTTCCGCACCATCCCATGAAACTAACGATCTCATCAGTTAATGAAGCAAAAACATAAATTCTACAGTCGTAATCTTTTTGATCTATACCAACGTGGGCATCGTAGTTAGCAGATGGCTTAACAGTGCGCTTCTTGCACTTTACATCTACCTTGACCGCCTCTCCATTAAGATTTATTACAAAGTCATACGGCCCTTTCTCTGCGCCGCACCACTTAAATGAAATGCCTGCTTCCATCAGCAAAAGAGCAAACCATTTTTCAGCTATAATTCCAGTAATCTGCCCAGAGCCATCAGGAAGAATGGTCATACAGTTAAAAGGCTTAATACATATCCCTACCTGTTATATAACCGTCTGTGAAAAACCGCTCGTGAACCAAATTCCATCAAGGAATTTACGATATATAAGGAACTGTTATATAACGTGCGTAACTACGATAAGTATAGCATATTCTAGCTGTTGACAGAGACATGTCAAGTGTTACTGGTGACATTCTTCGGAAATTTTGCAGAAAATTTTTTCCCGAATATTCGGTGGCACTTCCCTACGAAATAAAGGGTAGACAGGTGACAACGGACTTGTGAGAAAACAGAGAGGTAAAAAGTGGGTAATCGTTTGCGCGTATTACTATGTATATATATCGGGTAGTCGCATGCCATCGGGGGGGTACGGGGGTGTTACATAACACTTGTGATATATCGCATAACACTCGCTCTATACAGCAATGTGTGACACCTGACGCTATCTAACTGTGACACCTGTCACCTAACAGCCACTATGTGTGACTGTGCGACATGACCCCTTACATACATCATATGGCTAATGTGTGACACCTGACGCGTCTGCATCGATGTCATCTACTGCTAACAACTCAGCAAGTTTACGATTGAGATCGCCAGCAATATCATCTGATGACTGCTGCGTGATGTCCTCATGCTTTAGAACGTACATTCCAGAAGCTTTCGCCAGCATGTTGACTGCTGCGACTTGGTCACTGCGTAGTTCGATGTCTCCGTTGATGCACTTTCGTAATGTATCCAGCGATAAGTCTCGATCAGAGACGGCCTTATTCCTACTCGCAGCCTCTCTCAGGTTAATCAGGTGATCGATCCACCCTCTAACATGCACCTTGTTAGATTCACGATAGGCCAGCTTCTGTACGGTCTCAGGTTTGGCC